TCCGCTTCACCTCCTGCTCACACTTCAAGTAGCCTTCAATGGCGTCTGCTTTGCGCTTTTCAGTGCAATCAAGCAGAATCTTCGAGCACAGCAAACAAAGCTGCCGTACTGCGAAGATGGATTCCACGTCGGGCTGCTGAAGCAAGCAACCAGTACCACGGTCGAACACGCGATCAAGGAAACCTCCTAGAAACAGGGGGAGCCCGCCTCTTCTCCGGAAACCGGGGAAGTGGTCGTGATCTACCTTACCTTCTTCAAGAGCTTTTTCGAGCTCCTTAGCGAAGGCAGGAAGGGTGATCGTCAAGAACGATACACCCTCGTGATCGAACCGCTCCGCGGCAGTTTGTCTGTCGCGGATGGTGCTTGTGCAACATCTCTCCCCGAATTCCTCGAGGAGAACCGACCAGAGCAACATGAGGCTTTTCAACTGTCCCTCCTAACAGAGGTGATAGTATCCCGAGCCACAGCCTGCCTGGTTTCTTCAACTCTTCTACGAAGTGGCCAAGCCCTAAAGCGATTGACAGTACACGGAGCCATCTTTATTCAAGATGCACCCTTGACCGTCTTTCGCCGGGCCATAAAAGACCACAGTGCTGAGTGTGAATCCTACAACGATGCCAACCACCAATCTGGTGAAAAGCACCGCTAAGGACCACAACTCAGTTCTCGCCACCGAGAATCTTGGTGACGTTCGCACCGGAAGAGGCCGTCAAGTAGGCCGACAGAGCATCTACAATCTGCTTCTGCTCAGTGACCGTAAACCCCGTAAGGGGACGGTCAACAACGAGCTGAACAGACATACTGTAGATGATGTTCTGCGAACTGATCAGAGGATCAGCAGCAGTCTTCTGGAAATCAACACGGAGAAGCGACCGCTTCCTCTTACCATACTGGTGAGAGACGGTCATCTTCGTGGATCCGTCGCTCTCGACATAAGACGAGGCGTTAGTGTCCACGCTCACACGCGGAAGCGTATGAGCAACCGTGTTGATAGTGAGAGTCTGAGGATCAGAAAGAGCCATGGCATTACTCCATCGGTAGACCGGGTAGTACCCGGGGAGGTGATGAGCTACAACCCTTTGTTGTAGCCCAATGCCGACCACACCGATGTGCAGTCAGCGGAGCCCATGGGATAAGCCCAGGGCAACGAGAATGGCATCTTGAGAAGCTGAAAGCTTCCCCATGTCAAACCCGAATCCGTATGGTGTTGCTACGCGTCTCCGAAGTGTCTTTTGGACACGATGGTAGCGCGCACCGGCCCCGTTAACCGCAGTAGCGGTTACCAGGTCATCAATTATGTCTTTCGACATGATGTAGCCGTATTGCAGCACCAACCCGTCATGGCCAAGAGCGTTGATGTTGTGAATAACATCACCAGCGTTCGTGAACCAATCGAGGGCCCATGTCCATGGAGTGAGCTGATACACCGTTTCCGGTGTCAGCCTGACGCCGAGGAGCTTATCAGCCTCAGCGCTCCAGCGCGCAAACTTGTCGGAAAGCGAATCTCCGACAGGAATATGGTACCGAAAGGCACCACTAAACCATGTCTCATTTGACACGGTCCGCGCGTGGACTCCATTACCTCCATATGCAGCACCGTTGGCATCTAGGTTAGGCCATGGAATGGCCGCTCCTACACCATCGGCACCAGCCCTGTTCGTTTTCGACCAGGTGGAGGCTGGAAAGGCATACCTTCTCCGAATCTTACGATCGCTTCCTTTACGGAAGTTCTCCAGAATCGAATGCGAATTCTTCACAGACTTCGCAAACGACCTGAGATCGGAGACCAAGGGTAGCCAGCCAAACTCAACGTTGAGATACTCC